AAATTATTACTCAGAAAAATTAGAAGAACTGAATAAAAAATTGTTCTTTATTCGTAAAGAAATAGATTTAACGAATTTTATTATTGATCTTATTGAGAAAGAGAATATCGTAGACCTACGGAAACTCATCGATGACAGCACTGACACGCAATCCAAATAACGTAGACTTACTACAGTCAACAAAATTTAGAATTACTTTTGATAGATTGCCAGGAATGACATATTTTTGTCAAACTGCAAATTTACCAGGAATCTCTCTTACTGAAATTCCCAAACCAACACCATTTGTTGAGATGTATATTCCTGGCGAAAAATTAACTTATGATACATTAAACATTACTTTTCTTGTTGATGAAGATCTTCGTGCATGGACACAAATACATGACTGGATGCGCGGTATAACATTCCCATTAGATTTTGAAGAATACTTAAATTTGCAAAAACAAAATTCAGTTAATAATTTGGGTAAACAATTTTTGCCCAGCAATAGTTTGTCTGGTGGACAGTATACTGATGCAATTATGACTATTTTTACAAATAAAAATAATCCAAATTTCCGTGTTAAATTTGTTGGTTTATTCCCAGTATCATTATCAACAATTATATTCAACACTGGCGATTCAGCGGACAACGTTGTAACCGCAGATGCAACATTTCGCTTTACATACTATAATTATGAAAGAGTATAGAAGAGTTCGTTCATACCGAACATAGTGATTATATCTAGTGTAGATTCAAAAGTAAACTATACAAAAATATTTACTTTATGATTGTTTTACAGTATGATATGTGTATCTGTAACTTTAATGCAATATTATGGCAATTGAAACTCCTCCACTTGAAGAAATTATGAAGCAATGGGAAAAAGACAGTGAAGTTGATACCACTGAGCCAGGAAAAGAAATTCTCCGCATTCCAATTTTACACAACAAGTATAACAAATACTTGTCGCTGCACAATTTGTCAGCGAAGCGAGCCTCTCTTGAATTTGATAAGATCAAAAAACTCAAGTGGGAATACTACACTGGTAAACTTGACCAAGAACAGTTAGAAAAACTTGGTTGGGAGCCATTTCGTTTTACGCTCAAATCAGATATATCTGTATACATCGATGGGGATGATGATTTGAACAAATTGAAACGTAAGAAATCATATCACGAAGAAGCAGCAAAATTTTGTGAACACGTAATGAAAGAATTAAACAATCGTACTTGGCAATTGAAGGAGTATATGGGGTGGGAGAAATTCATACAGGGAGCAAGGTAAGAGTTTTGAAAGATGGCTCTGTTGCTCAAGAATTAGCAGAGCCTATGACCCTCACAATCAAAACTAAATGCCCAGAAAAGTATATGCTTTTTGACATGGAGACTGGCGAGAAATATATTGGACGACCAGCATTGGGTAATTCAAGTTGGTTAAAAATTCATACAGAAACATGACAGATGTAACGATAGAAAAAGTAAATAACATTTATGTGCAGGTGAACGCAGATGACGGCATTCTTCAAGAGATGTCTGAATTTTTTACGTTTTCGACTCCTGGGTATCAATTCAGTCCAGCGTTTCGTAATAGACACTGGGACGGGAAGATACGTTTGCTCAACTTACGCACGAAGCAAATTTATGCTGGATTAATTGCCTATATAAAGACTTTCTGTAAGAATAATAACTACACATTCGAGGTTATAGATGAAGAAAAGGAAGTCTATCCGATCGACACAAAAAATCTTGCGAGCGCTTTATCGCTTCCGATGGAGCCAAGAGATTATCAGTATCTCGCGTCTAGCGTCGGACTTACGAAGAAAAGAACTGTACTCGTTTCACCTACCGCATCAGGAAAATCACTCATCATCTACATGATGATTCGCCACCTGTTGAACACAGGTAAGAAACGTGGATTGTTGATTGTTCCTACGATTAATCTAGTGACTCAGATGCATTCTGACTTTAAAAATTATTCTGGCGTGAATGGCTGGGATGTAGATAAGCATTGCCAGAAAATTTTTGGCGGCGAAAGCAAGATTCCAGAAACAGATTTAATAATTTCTACTTGGCAGTCTATCTTTGAGATGCCGAAGAAATATTTTTCTCAGTTTGATTTTGTGATTGGTGACGAAGCACATACGTTTAAAGCCAAGTCATTGACCAGCATCATGACTAAACTTATCAACTGCGACATTCGTGTTGGCACTACAGGAACATTGGATGATAGCAAAGTCAACAAACTAGTTCTTGAGGGCTTGTTTGGTCCTACGTTTAAAGTCATCTCTACAAAAGAACTAATTGAACGCAAGCAATTAGCAAATTTTAGTATCAAGTGTATTGTTTTAAAATATCCAGAACAAGTATGCAAGGCTATAAAGGGTTTTACATATCCAGATGAGATGAATTTTTTGACTCAGCATGAAGGTCGAAATAATTTTATTCGTGATCTTGCGCTCAACTTAAAGGGTAACTCATTAATTTTATTTACTTATGTTGAGAAACACGGTAAAATAATACATGAAATGATTTCAAAAGAAGCCAATGGACGAAAGGTATTCTTTATTCACGGCGGAGTTGAGGCAGAGGATCGCGAAGCAGTTCGGCATATCACGGAACAGGAAAACGATGCGATCATTGTGGCGAGTTACGGTACGTTCTCTACAGGTGTGAACATTCGTAACCTACATAATATTATATTCTCCTCTCCAACAAAGAGTAAGATTCGTTCTCTACAGTCAATTGGTCGTGTGCTGCGTTTGGGTGAGAACAAAGACGCTGCTACACTTTATGATCTTGCTGATGATTTGCGTTATGGTCCTTATACAAACTTCACATTGAAGCATTATGAGGAACGAGTGAAGATCTATAGCGAAGAAAGATTTCCTTTCACATCAAGTAACGTAAGGATAAACTAATGCCAAGAAAAAAGAACACAGAAAAAACAGAATTAAAATTTGTTCGCACTCGAGACACGTTTGATGATTTGATTGGGTATGTTTCATATGGAACTGAATGTATAACTATTGAGCGACCACTTAGAATTGAGATTGAGACTTTATTTGATGAGGGTCGACAAATTCTTTCATTGCAAGAATATTTGCCACAGTCAGTGATTGAATTACAAGAAGTTGAAATAAAACTTGATGATATAATTTTCATCACACCTGTCAGACAAGAATTTTATGAACAATATGAGCATGTAAGTGAATTCTTTTACAATAACGTGGCGAAAATTAGACAAAATACTCCAAGTATGACCAAAGAAGAAGAACAAGAAGTAGTTGAAAAAACTCAAAAAGTGGTTTCAATACTAGAAGCAATGGCTAACAAAAAGGATAAACCAGTACATTAAAAATATGGAAGACGATTATATGAAAATAAAATTGTATAATGAACCTATACCACATATTATTATTGATAACATTTTTGATGATGAACAGTATCAAAGAGTGTGGAAAGAATTACAATATCTTGCCCCCAATATGGTGGGTCCAGACGGAACGCACGCAGCTAAAGATCCTAAAGAATTAGAAAATGGAAATACAGAATTTACATTTAGAAAGCGAGGGGTGGGTATATTTCTAGAAGCGTTCTTCAAAAATCCTTATCAGCATTCTGAAATAGCAAAAACTTATAGCAGTATATTTAATGACCCTAAAGTGTTCGAAGAAATTTATGAACAATCACCATTTTTTTTAATGTTTAAAAATGTAAACAACACATCATTGCTTGTACAAAAATACAATAATAGTGATGAATATGCCAGTCACAAAGATGAAGGCGTATTTACCATGGTTACTCTTCTTTATAAAGAACCTAAAGCGTATAGTGGGGGAGATTTTTGTTTTACAGAATTTGGGAAAACATATACTGTGCCGCTCTCAAACAATCAATCAGTTATTTTTTGTTCTGCTATAGAACATAAAGTGACACAAGTCATTAGTGAATCAAATGAAATCGAGGATTCTAGATTTACTATAGCAGCATTCATGGGAATGAAATAATAATTATGGCAAAGAATCACTACATCAATAATAAAGATTTCCTCAAGGAAATGACTGCATATCGCACATCAATTCGCAAGGCAAAGAGACTTGGTCAACCAAAGCCACAGATTCCTCGATACGTTGCTGAGTGCTTCATGAAGATTGCCGAGAATCTTTCTCACAAACCAAACTTCTTGTCATATACTTTCCGCGATGAAATGGTTGCAGACGCAATTGAAAATTGCGTGATGTACGTCGATAATTTTGATCCAGCAAAATCAGCAAATCCGTTTGCTTATTTCACGCAAATAGTATATTATGCATTCTTACGTCGGATTCAGAAAGAGAAGAAACAACTCTATGTTAAATACAAATCAACTGAAACTGCTGGAGTACTCGACGAGTTCGAACTCAATGAGAATGAAGATGGAACTTTTAGACAATTCGAACTCTATGAAAACATTTCCCAATTCATTCAAAATTACGAAAACGCAAGAAAAGAAAAGAAAGCCAAGAAAACTGGGTTAGAGAAATTCGTAGATGAAAATAGCAATCCTGGGTGATGCGCATTTTGGAATGAGAGGCGATAGTATTGCCTTTCATAATCATTATCGCGACTTTTATTTGAAAACATTTTTTCCTTATTTGGTGCAAAATGGAATTACCACCATCTTTCAGTTGGGTGACTTATTTGATCGTAGGAAGTATATCTCTTTTCAGTCTCTTGCTCTTTGCCGTCGTTATTTTTTTGACCAGTTAGTCAAACACAATATTCAGTGTCGCGTTCTACTTGGTAATCACGATATCTTTTTCAAGAACACTCTCGAAGTAAACTCGCCAGATTTGCTTTTGCGTGATTATGAAAATCATGTCATTCTGTATGACAAACCATCAATGTGGATGGGGATCGATGTCATTCCTTGGATTTGCAAAGACAATGAACTTGAAATTCTAGACTTCATCAAGCGTAGTGAAAATCAAGTTTGTTTAGGTCATTTTGAACTCGCTGGGTTTGAAATGGATCGTGGTAATATCTGCCATGAAGGAATGGATGCAAACATATTAAGTAAATATGATATGGTTCTATCGGGGCATTTTCATCACAAAAGTACAAATGGAAGCATCACCTATGTTGGTACTCCAGGAGAAATGACTTGGGCTGACTATAACGATGAGCGCGGATTTCATATTTTTGATACCGAAACTAGAGAACTTACTTTTGTACCCAATCCAGAGAAGATGTTCTATAAGATTAAGTACAATGATGATGAATTATTTTACAATGATATTGTAAATGCAGACTATTCGTATTTGTCTGGTAAGTATCTAAAAATAGTGGTAGAAAAAAGAAACAATTCCTTTTTGTTCGACACACTGATAGACTCAATTACAAAAGCAGCACCTCTTGAGGTTGCAGTTGTTGAGGATTTCTCTGAGATCACAGACAATGTTGAAGTAGATATCGATCAAGCAGAAGATACAATGACAATTTTAAACAAATACGTCGATGGATTGACATTGCCTGTTGAATCAGATAGAATTAAGACTGTTCTGCGCGATGTATATAATCAAGCATTGTCTATGGAGACTGTGTGATATTTTTTAACGCTGTACGTTATAAAAATTTTCTTTCTTCTGGAAATATATTTACTGAGATTAATCTTGGTGCGCATCCAACCACGCTCATTGTTGGCGAGAATGGTGCGGGTAAATCAACATTTCTTGATGCAATCACATTTGCTTTATTCGGCAAGCCATTCCGCAATATTAACAAACCTCAACTTGTAAATTCAATCAACGAAAAAGATTGTGTGGTTGAGATTGAGTTTGTTATTGGCAAAATAAAATACAAAGTTGTTCGTGGAATAAAACCAAATTTATTTGAAATTTATTTGAACGACGATTTACTTAATCAAGACGCCAAATCTAAAGATTATCAAGAATATCTTGAGAAAGTAATTCTTAAGATGAACTACAAATCATTCACGCAAATAGTAATTTTAGGATCCACAAACTTTACTCCGTTTATGCAATTATCGGCGGCTGATCGCCGAACAGTGATTGAAGATCTATTAGACATTCAAATTTTTTCTGCGATGAATGTTGTCGTAAAGAACAAAATGCATGCTCTGAAAGATGAAGCAGCACAACTCAAGATTCAGATTGATAACACAAAAGATAAAATTGAACTACACAAGAAACATCTTGACGAACTCAAGAAGAATACAAAAGAAATTTTAGATGCAAAGAAACAAGAAGCAGTAGAGAACAGGGTATCACTCTCTTCTCTTGAAACGGAAGCAACGCAAAAAGAAAAGCAAATCGATGATCTGATCTTTCTAACATCAGATGAAGAATTTACAACCAAACGCTTCAACAAACTGAACAATCTTGAAGCCAAGATCGAAGGGAACATTCAGAAACTCGAGAAAGACATTGAGTTCTATTCTGTAAATTCGACTTGTCCAACCTGCGATCAGGCTATCAATAACAAAGAAGAAAAAGTTCATTCATGCAATAGTAAAATATCAGAACTAACCGAAGGTCTAAACAAACTCAAAGAAGAAAGTGATGCCGTTCTACAGCGAATCAATACCATCAAGACTACTCAAAAAGAACTCAAGTCTTTCGAACAAGATCTTGTGCGGATTAATACTTCTCGCAGCCAGATCAGAAAGTACATTAAGAAACTTGAGGATGAGATTACAGAGATAGAAAGCAAACCAGCCATGAGCGATGAGTTCAAGGCACAATCGAAAGAACTATTGAACGCATTACAAGGATTCAATGAAAAAAGAAAAACAGTATCTGAACAAACACAGAACTATGATATTGTCGCGCAGTTGCTTAAAGATGGCGGGATTAAGTCGAAAATCATTAAGCAGTACGTTCCAATTATAAACAAATTGGTGAATAAGTATTTGGCTGCGATGGACTTCTTTGTCAACTTCAACATTGACGAGGAGTTTAAGGAGACCATCAAGTCTCGTCACCGAGATGATTTCAGTTATGAAAACTTCTCAGAGGGTGAAAAGAAACGTATTGATCTAGCACTCTTGTTCACTTGGAGATCGGTCGCCAAATTGAAGAACAGTGTCAATACGAATTTGCTCATCTTCGACGAGGTCTTTGATGGTTCTCTTGACATCAATGGTACTGAAGAATTTATGAAGTTGATAAATATGATGAACGAAGGTACAAATATCTTTGTGATCACACATAAATCTGATCAGATGGTTGATAAGTTTAAACATACAATACGATTTGGGAAAATAAAGAATTTCTCGCAAATGGTGAACTAATATGGCAAAGATGATCAAAACATACAAGGGTGATCTTGTAGAATATGAAATCTATAAGTTGGTAGATTTTTATGATCCAATTTTGAGAGAACCAACTGTTCCTTTTAAATTTGAATCAATTGAAGACAATAAGAGAGCACATTACATTGCTTTTTCAATGGCTGAGACGTTAGGAAAACTTGAGGGTTTGGGTTTATCTTCTAATCAAGTTGGTCATAAAGAAAGATTTTGTGCAATTAATATGGGTAATGAAATTTGGACAATGTTTAATCCAGAAATTGTCACTCATTCATATGTACCGTCAAATTATCAAGAAGGATGTCTATCTTATCCTGGATTGTATTTAAAAATTGATCGTTGGGAAAACGTGACAGTAAAATTTCAAGCAATTAATGGAGATTGGGTTCAAGAAACATTTAGTGGTCTCACTGCTGTTTGCGTTCAACATGAATTAGATCACCTAGATGGAATTGTATATACAGATAAGGTGAGTTCGTTTAGATTAGAACAAGCCAAACGCAAAGTGAAGAAAAATGTAAAGAGAATTAAGATGTTCGCTGCTCAGAAAGCAGAAGCAGAAGCAAAAGCAGAAAGACAAGTTACTACACACAAACAAGCACTAAAGCCAGTGAGTGCAGAAAAGACGCCAGAAATCACAATTCTTGATCAGTTGCCGAAGGAAGAAAAATCTAGCGAAGTCTTCGTGTATAAAGTATAGGCTGCGCAAGTTATTGATTTTATTAGAGTTTTTTGCGCTTTACTTTTCGGTCATTTGAGAGGATAATGGCTGTATGAGTACGAATATTCAGACTTCTAAATCAATCCTAGCCAAACTTTTGGCGACGGAAAATATCACGGTCTCGCATCAGCAGACCAAGACTGCATACTTTGATCTCAAGTCACGCACGATGGTCCTTCCTATATGGAAAGACATGGATGGCGATCTCTATGACTTGTTGACAGGTCACGAAGTCGGTCATGCTCTGAATACTCCCGAGCAAGGTTGGCACGATCAAGTTGCCAGCAGCAGCAAGAAATACAAAGATTTCTTGAATGTCATCGAAGATGCGCGCATCGAGAAACTTGTCAAGCGCAAGTTTCCTGGTCTTGCCAAGGCTTTTGCTCGTGCTTATGCGTCTCTCTATGAGCGTGACTTCTTCGGCATCAAGAAACTCGGCGATCTCAACAAGTTGAATTTGATCGACCGTATCAATTTGCGATTCAAGATGGGCGCACACGTTGTTGTTGAATTCAATGACGCCGAGCGCGACATAGTGCGCGAAGTCGAAAATGCCGAAACCTGGGATCAAGTTGTTGACATTGCGCGACGTGTGTTTGACTATGTCAAAGAGCACGAACAAGACAAAATTCAGAACAAGAATGACCTGATGAATGCCTTTGCTCCGCCGCAAATCGAAGACGGCGATTCCGAAATAGAATCAGAAGATTCATTCGACGAAGAAGATGATGAGTTTCGTGACGGCGACGAAGCCAGCGATTCTGCTGATTCTGATGAGGAATCAGATCTTGGTGAAGAATCAGATGGCGAAGATTCTGACAGCACTGATGAGAGTGAGGAAGAGTCTGACGAAGAGGAAAAAACTTCTTCCAAGACTGTGAACAATGGCGATTCAGAAGATGATGGTGAGCCGCATTCTGTCACCGATCAAATTTTCCGCCAGCGCGAGGGCGAACTCGTCAATTCCTCTGGCAAAGTTTTCATGTTCAATCTTCCTGAAGCGAATCTTGAGAACATTATTCTTCCGAACACGGAAGTCATGAATGATCTCGAGCGATACTTTAGAGAGCAGATTGCCGATCCGTACAAACCATATGGTCGAAATCACATCTCTTATGAGACTGTTGTGCAGAAGTCTGTTCGTCGTTTCAATGCTGCGAACAAGAAAGTCATTATGCATATTCTCAAAGAGTTTGAGATGCGCAAGAAAGCCAGCGAGTATGCTCGAACGCAGACTGCTCGCACTGGCGAACTGAATCTGAATGTGCTGCACAAATACAAGTTCAGCAATGATCTCTTCAAGAAGATCACGGTTGTGCCGAAGGGCAAGAATCACGGATACATTCTGTTCGTTGATATGTCTGGTTCGATGTGCGATCTAATTCGCAATACTGTTGACCAGATGCTGATTCTTGTTTCGTTCTGTAAACTTGCGAATGTTCCTGTCGAAGTCTATGGCTTCAGTGATGACTGTTACAGCAACAACAAATTGATTGAGATGCGTAAAAGCGAACGATTTGTTTCTGAAAAATTTACTGACATGATTGTTGGTCAGGATTGGTTTCATCTCAAGCATCTGATTGGCACTTCGTTGTCGCCTGTTCAGTATCGCAAGGCATTCAATATGCTTTGCGTGATCTCGAGCGAGTATATACGGTATGGTGCTTATCGTTACAATCATGCTCCTGACGGCGAGTTCAACGACTGGGATCGTTCTGGCTTTGGCTTGAACGGAACTCCGTTCATTCAGACATTGCTTGCTTCTCGTGAGATCATCACTCGATTTCAGCGTCATCATCAACTCGATGTTTGCAACGTTGTATATCTGACTGATGGTGAAGGTGGTGTTGATATTCATTTTCCGCCATCAGAAAACACTCACTATCATGATGTCGATCGCAACGCTGTTTACTATCTTGTCGACAAAAAGACCAAGAAGAAGATTAAGATGGAAAATTGTTGGTCGTTTCAAAAGTCAATCACGCAGTTAGTTGCTGATGTGACTGGTTGCAAGCATATCGGTTTCTATATCGGCAATCCGAAAGCAATCAAACGTGATATGAAATTTATTGTTCACGATAAGTCTTTTGATGAACAGCAAGCGATTCGCAATTCTTTCAATCGTCACAATTTCTTTACGACCAAGAATCTTGGTTATGAAAAATACTTCTATGTTGGTATACCGTCTGACAACGTCACCGACGAGAAGTTGAATATCACTCAAGACATGAGCAAGAATAAGATGGCGAAAGTCTTCGGCGATAATCTGAACAGCAAGCGCACCAATCGATTGCTGTTGACTAAACTCGCCGAAGAATTGGCGGTTGCGTGAGTGACTGCGTAAGTTATTGATTTATATAGAGAAAATACTCCTTTACTTTCGAGCATCTTCGAGCAATAATGGTTGTATGATGAAATTTCCTACTGATCTTGAAACGGTAGCGCACCTTCAGTTTTCTGAACGCGCTGGTATTTACTACAGTGAAACGCCCAATGGTGCGTTCGCCGTTGAAATTGAGGGTGATGAACTTCGGTTCATTCCCTATGGTGGTGACCCTAGTGAGACTGAAAAGTTTCGCTTGGTCCGCGTTTAATTTTATAATGTAAACAGTGAGTGATATTGAAATGAGAAAATCTTTCTATAGTTCGCCGCAGTCTCAGACTGAATTCCTTGAGAAGATTCATGCATTCTTCGACAAGGAAACAATCACGCTGAAGGAACTCAATTCCTATTGCGATAACAAGAAGAATGGGATTGAAAATTTCCCATACTTCATTCTTCGTGAGCGCAAGGTTGCGCGAAACACGTTCAACATTCTTCCCAAGAATGTTGTTTCAAATCCTGTTGTTGAGCAATCTCTTGCTCAGGTTGCGATGGCTCCTCTCGCGCAGGTTATAAATCTTGCGAGCAAGCGTGCGCAAAACGTCACCGAATCATTTGTTCCTGAGAAGAGCAACACTTATGTTCCGTTCGGATTCTTCAACGACATGCGCGACATTATCAAGTCTCGCATTTTCTACCCTGTCTACATCACTGGTCTGTCGGGCAACGGCAAGACCATGATGATCGAGCAAGTTTGTGCTGCGCTCAAGCGTGAGTTGATTCGCGTCAATATCACGAAGCGCACCGATGAGTCTGATCTGATTGGTTCTTACGAACTGATTGATGGTAGCACAGTTCGCCGCGAGGGTCCTGTGTTGACTGCAATGCGTCGTGGTGCGGTTCTTCTTCTTGATGAGTGTGATCTTGGCACCGAGGACATCCTCTGCTTGCAGCCGATTCTTGAGGGCAAGCCATACTTCGACAAGAAGACTGGTGAGGTTGTGCATCCTGCCGTTGGCTTCAATGTAATTGCAACTGCAAACACGAAGGGCAAGGGCAGTGATGATGGTCGATTTATCGGTACAAATTTGCTCAACGAAGCGTTCCTTGAGCGTTTCGCAATCACGGTCGAGCAAGAGTACCCTCCTGCTGCTACCGAGCGCAAGATTCTTGAGAAGAACTTTGCGCTATATAATTTGACGGATGCAGTTTTCATCGATCGTCTGATCATGTGGGCTGATGTGATTCGCAAGTCTTTCGCTGATGGTGCGGTTGATGAAGTTATCTCGACTCGTCGTCTTGTGCATATCACGAAAGCCTACTCTATCTTCGGCAATCGTCTGAAAGCAATTGAGATGTGTCTGAACCGATTCGATACTGACACCAAGACTGCGTTTCTTGATCTCTACACAAAGGTTGATGCGGAGGCAACTGCTCCTGCTCCTATGTCATCAGATGAAGTCAAGATTGAAAATCTCTCAAGTCCTAATTCAGATGATTTAATTGTTCGTGTCACGAAAAACGGTCAAAGTCAAACAGTAACACTGTCTGCACATGAACTTGAAAAAGAACGCAGTCAGGGTATGAACACTGAGCAGATTATTGATCGTGTCGCCAAAACTCTTGTCACGCTGGTGGCGAACAAAAATGCACCGCTCGCCTATGAGTTGAAAAATGTTCATGCTGAAGATACTCTTGACAAAGAAGATATTCCGTTTTAATAGAGGTATTTATGGATCAGTTTAGAATGGAAATGCAAGAAAAGATTAATGATTACTTGGATGCATTGCGCGAAACAGGTTGTATGAATATGTTTGGCGCGTCACCATATATCGCTGAAGTCTTTGGTGTAAACCAAAAGGAAGCCAGACAATATCTTAAAAATTGGATGGATACTTTTAATGAGAGGCATCCAAATGGTGAGTAATTTTTCTCAATTTATTGTTGCATAAATATCTCATATGATTTTATATGGGAAATTAATATATGAGTGATATTGAAATACTTGGTCTATTTCCGATTCCTGTAGCAAGATTTTGTTTGAATCGTGAATTTACAGATGAAGAAAGGAATTTTGTAAATAATTTAGAACGCCGACCCAATTTTGGTAATGAAACTAGTATAAATTCTAAAGTTTTAGAAGAAACTGCTCTCAAAGATGTGCGCGATTTTTGTTTACAATCCACAATAAAATTCTTTAATGAGGCGTTCAAACCTCGTGATGATCTAAGCATATACATAACACAATCATGGTTGAATTATACAACTAAGACGCAATATCATCACGAACACAATCACGGAAATAGTTTTATTTCTGGTGTGTTATATATTAATGCAGATCCTTTGACTGATAAAATTAATTTTCATAAATTTGAAGCACACAATAACTTAATTTTAAAGTTTTCATCAACCGATGCTCATCTTTATAATGCAGAAACATGGTGGGCGCCATCAGGAACAGGAGTATTGTATCTTTTTCCTTCTTATCTTAGACACTCAGTCCCAGTTTTACATGACGAAAATTACCAAGAAACGCGGATAAGCCTATCTTTCAACACCTTTTTGTCAGGAAAACTTGGAGATAATACACAACTAACAGAACTTATTTTACAGTAATTATCATGAGTATGATTGAATTTTCAAAAGAAGAATATCTTGCAGTCTTGAAGAGTGAAATCGAAACGCTTAAGATGTACTATTACAAACCAAGCGAAGAAGGCACTGGACATTACAATACAGCAATTAGTGTTCTTGAAGAACGATATAAAACATTGCAAGATTCTTTGATAACGCAAAGATTGTTTTGTTATTTGTAAAGTTTACTTTTGCCGTTTGTTAGTATATAATGAATGGTATATCGCAAGGCAAGCCCCAATCTTGCGATATTATTGAAGGGGTTTTTGTGAAGGTATATTATATGGCTAATGCTCTTAACTCGTTTGTAACTTATCTTGCTGATGGCAACACCGTGACTTCACGTCAGGGTCGTACGCTTTTTAAGGTTGATAATGTTGCTGACCTCGCTTATCGTGCACGCAATGAGGGTATCTCTGTATACACCAATCGCATCACGAACTCGCGTGGTGAGAAAGTGTTTGCGTATCGCCTTGGCAATCCTTCGAACCAGTTCGAGAAGTATCTCGATCAGGGTCAGGTTGCTCGCGCTCGCAAGACTCTCTATCGTGATGCTATCAGTGTCTCGATGACTGCCTAATCTTGGCAAAACAAAACCGTTCTGGTTCTCGTGGGGGCAGTTCTTGCCCCCACAGTTTTATTTGACAGAGAATAAATGCACATATATAATAGAACACAATGAAGGAGTGTTCTCATGGTCAAAGTAATTATTGCAAAGTCTAAGTTAGATTGCGAACATCTTCTTGGTCAATTCATTGATGAGTCGCATTATGATACAATTATCAATGAAGATACAGATTGTTATCTTGAATCAGAAGATGAGAATAACATAGCATTCAAGTTTAGAAAAAACTTCTTTTCTAAAAAAGAACAACAACAGGCTTATCTTGGGCTGCGCGAAGCAGCAACTCAATCGCAAAATCGTGGGCTTGCAGCAGGACCAAAGGGTGACAAATGCGCTGGTCGTGATTGGGTAACAGAAACTCAACTTCGTTTATTGGAATTTTTCAAAGTAGAACCAGAAAATACTGCAGTTCCCCTTGATATAAAAGAAGAAGTTGCTAGAATACAACAACAATACAAAAACGTTGAATCTACACGTGGACTTGTTTGGCTTGCAGCAAAAGTTAAAGAAGAAAATTTTAATTTTGATAATTGGTTAAAGAGTGCTATTGGATTAAAGGTTGCTGAAAGAAAACAAGAAGCAAAAGATATTTTAGGGGATTACATTTCGGATACAACATATGCGAATCCTGTATTTTCTGGAATTGCTGGCTGGTTTGATCGGTATCCTCGCATTCCTTATGGGCGTGCTACTTCTTATACACAGCAATCATATGATAAATTTAAATTGGCTTTTCCGTTTCTTCAATCTCTAGATCGTGGGTTCGCAGAGTTACTCCCTCAGCGTCATGCTGCTCAACGTGAAGCAGCAGATAAAATTGATCCGTCATTCTTGGTTCCGGAAACTGTCTTTACGACGATTACTGTCAACAAGACATTTAGAACAGCAGCGCATCGTGATGCTGGCGATTTCACAAATGGATTGAGTAATCTTCTAGTTCTTTCAAACAACGGCAACTATTCTGGCGGATATCTAATTCTACCTGAGGTTCGTATTGCTATCAATGTGCGTCCTGGTGATCTATTACTAGTCAATAATCATGAGTATATTCATGGTAACACACCTATTGTTCTTGAAGATGAAAGCGCAGAACGCATAAGTCTTGTTTGTTATTTGCGTGAAAAGATGCTTGAACTTGGGAGCAAAGAGTATGAAGATCATCGATTTAATTATGTTGAGTGCCGTAGAAAAAACAAAGACCATCCACTCCAACGAAGACTCTGGAATGGAATCAGTCCAGGAATGTGGGAAGAACAAGAGTGGTATGACTACTTGGAAAAAAATGGTGGAGAAGAAATGGTTGCCAAATACCATTCAGAAGCGTATAATAAAGTTTCAACTCTAGATGATATGTTTGGTTGATTATGAAAATATTGACAGTTGTACATGACTTTAATAACTTCGGCGGTATCATATCACACGCAGAGCAATTAATTGCTGGTTTCAAAGATCTCGGTCATCAAACTGGATTTATATTTCTTCGGAGCACAAAATCTGGTGGAAAGTTCTCTGAAGATTATGATAAAGAAGGATATGATATTGGTGCAGGAACAGGTATCCCAGTTCATCAAGGTAAAGGGTGGCGCGGAGAATATCTTTCGTTTATCAATGATGATGATGTAAATAAATTTGTAAAAATTGCGAATGATTATGATATTGTTATCTGGCAATCTATCTTTGGTTTCAAGTGCCAAGATTCAGAAGGTAAGCAATCATGGTTGAGAATGTTCACCGATGTAAAAGCCAAACATGTCATAATTGTACATGATGGTAATCTAAAAAAGAATTATCCTTGGATACATCATCTTCGGAAACATATCGCAGGTTTGGCATGCGTTCATCCAAGCGCACTCAATCAAGCAGGATCTATGGAGATTCCTCGTGCTTTGATTCTAAATCCGCAGGATATATCCAAAAAGCGATTAACATCATTCGATGAAAAGACTGATACAATCTTCTCGCTACAAACATTCAAGCGATGGAAGCGTGTTGATGATCTCGTAGCAGCAGTTCCCTACATTCATGGTCAAGTAATTGTTGCTGGTGATGGTATTGAACGTGCTTACATGGCATCAAAAGATAAGTGTAAGCCAGAATATTACTGTACATTGGAGAGAGATCCTCAAGCCACACCTGATCGTGTTGGTAAACCTATTTGGCAGAATGCTCTTAGCAAAGGCATGCAATATATCGGTTTCGTTTCTGAGCAAAAGCGTGATGAAATTCTAAGCCACAGTAAATTCTTGCTTGATCCTTCATGGTCAAGAACTTATGGCGAACACTTCAATCGTGTTGTAATTGATGCAATGCTTATGGGTGTTGTTCCGATTGCTCGTAATCTTGGCGTTTCTGATAATGAGAAAGGCGAAGGTCTACTCAAGCCAGGCAAAAATTATTTGATGATTCCCTGGGATGCTACGCCGAAACAGTTCGGAGATCTTTGTAATAAATTCTTGTCAATGCAACCTTTTGATTATAGTAAGATTGTTGCCAATAACTGGGAATTTGTTAAAAAGTTTGATCGTAAAAACATTGCGTCGGAATATATTGCTCTTGCAACTGGATTGCTTGAAACGCAAACAGGAAAATTTAATGCCGAGTTAAATGATGTAGTAGATTCTGTGTGGTGCAATCACTTTAAATTTTCTGATAAACTGAATGTGACTAGTACCCTAGATGACATGTTTGGTTGACTATATAATACGTTGATTTGAATTTTACACTCTGGAGTTAATATGCAACTTGAAGTAAAAGTAGAAGAACTTCGCAAGAAGAAATTGTTTGTAGCCACCCCAATGTATGGTGGTATGTCTCATGGTATGTACGCAAAGTCTTGCTTGGATTTACAAGCATTGTGCGGGCAGTATGGAATCGATGTTCGATTCTCATTTATCTTTAATGAATCTCTAATTACTAGAGCAAGAAATTATCTTGTTGATGAGTTCCTTCGTGCAGAAGGATATACTCATCTGCTCTTTATTGACGCAGACATTCATTATGACCCTCGCGATGTGATTGCATTACTTGCTCTAGATAAAGATGTAAGTGGTGGACCGTATCCGAAGAAATCAATTAAATGGAGTGCAATTAAAGAAGGATTAAAGCGACATCCTGATCTTCCTATTGCAGAAATGGAAAAATTGGCAGGTGATTATGTGTTTAATCCTGCTCCAGGAACTGAAAAGTTCAGCGTCGCCGAGCCAGTTGAAGTTCTTGAGATTGGTACAGGATTTATGATGGTTAAACGTGAAGTGTTTGATCGTTTCCGAGAAGCCTATCCTGAGTTTAGTTACAGACCAGATCATGTTGGTCAAGCAAACTTTGATGGCACTCGTTATATCCATGCCTATTTCGATACAGTCATCGATCGCAAGCGTGTAATTAATATTGATGGTAAAGAAAAAGAAGTTGGTGGCTCTGATCGTTATCTCTCTGAAGATTACATGTTCTGCCAGTGGTGGCGTAGAATTGGCGGACAAATTTGGTTGTGTCCTTGGATGAAGACTCATCACGTTGGAACGTATGCATTTACTGGTGATCTGCCAGCCATTGCTAACTGGGTTGGCGCTCTGTAAAGAATAAAGTATTTGTTATGATTATAGGTCTTGTCGGCAATATCGGCAATGGTAAAGGAACTGTTGCTGATATCTTAGTTGAACATCATAATTTTTTAAAAGAAAGTTATGCGAATAGCGTCAAAGATGCTTGCGCTGTAATTTTTGGTTGGGATCGCGCTTTGCTTGAAGGTGATACACCAGAGTCAAGAACATGGCGCGAACAAGATGATCCATGGTGGTCAGGAAAATTTGGGAAAACATTTTCACCAAGATTAGCACTCCAACTTATGGGCACAGAGGCAGGTCGTGGGATATTTCATCCTGATCTTTGGGTTCATACTGTGATGCGAAGATGCGAGCAAGCACCATGGAATGATTATGTGATTGCTGATGTTCGCTTTCCAAATGAAATCAAAGCAATTGTTAATTCTGGCGGTAAAGTTATTCGTGTTCGGCGTGGTGATGATCCTGAGTGGTATAATCTTGCTAGAGATTGCAATCTTCGCAATACACCCGAACTAATGCGCAATGCATATCCAGA